AAATTATTGCAAACCAAAAACAGAGACAAAAGGCGCCAATAACAATTGCCATTATAGGCCCAGTAGTCATTGATTAAATCCTCTTGAAGTCATTTTAATATTCATAGTTTCATCTTCCCAGCTATCTGTAGGTTCTCTCGCAAACTTTATATCACAATATCCACATACTACATAGCCTTCACCTACTTCTGGTACACTATACCAAACTTTAGGATGATCATTATTTTGTCCCGTACAAGCAATTCTAGGATTTTTAGTATAAATTATTGTTTCTGGATTTATTTGATCCTTCTTATGCTTGTTTAGAAAACTCATTTAGTGTCCACCTTCTGAGTATATTACAGGTATAGCAAGAAACAACATACCAAATATCATTGCAATCAACATAATAACTGGCATCTGTGATAGCAATGGTTTATGAAAATCAAAGAGTCTGATATATTCGTGGACTCTATATGATACTACTTTATTTTTTAGTTTTTTCATATTTTATCTATATCCTCCAAAATTAAACATTGATTGTATTCAATTACGTATCCACAAGCACGAAGGAAGTTTTGAAACTCTACTAGAACTTCATCAAGTGTAGACTCATCATGAACTTCCATCTCAATCTTAGTACGGTCTTGATTAGCGTATCTATCGCTTTTACTAAACTTCATCCTTTATCCCCCATTAAAGAGTTCCTTCAATTCGGTTAAAATTATTTCCAGTTGCATAGTGTGTCATATTTCTCAGATTTTTTCATATCGTATCAATTTCTTCCCATGTCCTAATAAAAAAACTACTACCTAGATTATCAATCTCCGTCTGAGGATAACCCTCAGAAACCAACCAGTGTTTCATATTAAAATCATCTTCTAATAGATAATAATCTTCGTGGACAGGCTTGGGAAATCCATATTTCCATCCGCTTGGTGGATCAACTATTAGTGTCATTCGTTTAATCCAAAACAAGGTAAAATATTCATGTTACAATACATACCATAATCTTCAAGACCTACTGTCAGCATTAGCATAATGACAGGCAATCCTAATATCATAAAGACAAGTACAAGAAATGCCCATCCCAAACCCTTTGTAGTACAATATTGATGTTCTTCACTCATTAGTTTTCCTGTCTATAAAAAATATGCGCTCCTATTTGAGCAATCTTTGTAAAAGCCTTTGCCCAGCTAGGGTTTACATATGTTGCATGATAGTGAGTTGATCCTTCAGTAATACCTCTCCAGTTACCTTTATGATATATATCAGCAGCATAACGAACAGATTTTTCCCAAGCCTTTGCGTTCTGAGGTTCGTCTGCTTTACCGTCACAATACCAACTAAATTGACATTTATTTAATAAAGGATCGCCTTTATCATTTAAATATGATTGATGAACAACTTCACATGGAGTTGTAGGATATTTTTTATGATCTACTCTATTTAAAACAACATCTGTAACAGCCATAGCATCTACTAGAGATACTGCCATAGTTTCATAATATATATTTGTTGCTAAACAAGTTAATTGCTCAATTCTTTCAGCTTTCACGCGAGACTTTTCTGCCTCCGCTTCTGCTAATTCTTCAGCTAGTTCTGTCGCTCTTATCTCAATTGCTTCGGCACTTTCACTATTTCTTTTATGTCCTTCATAAGCAGCGTATCCTATGCCAGCACATATTATAGCATTTAATGCCATTATTCCAATATGTTTTAACTTCATAGTGTGTCCTCATTATGATTCTTTATTTAAAAATCATATCATAATATAAAATTTTGTCAAGCAGTTTTTGAAAATTTCATGGTATATTGTGTATGATGTTCCGGTGATAAATCTTTATAACCCAATGCCCAATTTTCAGCAGCATCTTCTACATATCTAAGAGAATTATTAGGAAAAGTTTCTTCAAAGTATTTTATACCTTCTTCAGTAAAATATTTTATATAAGCATATTCTTCTTTATAACTGAAATGAATTTCGCAATAATCTGTACTGTTATCAGACCAATGAGTTGAAAGTTTTTTTCCCATTTTTAATCTCCTTGCATTAGATCCTCGGCTAAAGGAAATATTTTACTTATAGCTTCACCACATGCAATAGCCAATTCCATATGTTCTTTTTGAGTTCCATTTCCGCTTCTCAATTCTATATAATGAATCCACGATCTTAGAGTTCCGTTGACGTACAGACGCGACATTGTAAGACCTTCAGGCAAAACTTTTCTTGCTTGTTCTTTAGCTATTCCATTTTTTATTGCCCATTCGTATGCTGATTTAGTTGCTTCAATTACAGCCTGTTGCTTAATTACCCATTCTTTTTGAAGTTCTAAATCATCAGTTTCAATTGAATTTTGTCTGTTCTTGGTGTCTTGCAATCGTGCATCACAAAGTTCAAACATATTGTCACCAAATTCATCAACGTTAGCGTATCTTTGAGAAAACTCTTGAAACGAAAATGATCTATGGCGCAAAAGTTGTCTAGCAATATCTCTTGTAGTTTCAATTTCCATTGTAGCAGAAACCATTTCAAGTGGAGACCAATGTTGATGTTTAATTAAATATCTAATAAGTTTTTCACTAGTAGCACTATTGATTTGATTTGAAGGATTTGATACCCTAGCGCAAAATGCAACAAATTCTTGTAGATCACCCAAAGCTGGAGATTCGTATGGCTGTGTGTATGCTCTTAAAAATGCTTTCATAATAATTCCTTTAGTGCATCGTAGCTTTTGTAAATGATTCATCTAGCATTGCTTCATGCTGATGAAAGATAAAATTAAGTAAACTTTTGTATGCGTTATCGCTTAATTCAAATCTGTATAATTTTAGCGAGTATGCCATCATAAGTCCTGCTATTTGTAAATTTTGATATCCAGCATCTCTCCTATTGTCTACTATTTCATGAAAATAATTCCATAAGGCTTCTAAATCATCTTCTGTTATTTGTTCATCTTTATTCATAGTTTAAAGTCCTTAAATTTAGCAGCATCTTGTCCTTGAGGAGTTTTATCGAAAATTGGAGTATCATCCATTAAAGTCTGTTCTGAATCATCAACATCAAATAACTTCATTTTGGATCTATCTACTCCGATAACAAATCGTTTTTTATAACTAACATCATTATAACGATTTTTCAATTGTTTAACCGCAATTTGACCCATACTTTCAAGTTCTTCATTTGAGATGAGTGCAAACATGAGGTCGGCAGTAGCGGGTAATCCAAAAGACTCGGACGTATCTTCAAGCCCAATATCTGAGTTGCCGTAACCAGAGCGAGTCGTTTGTGTTGCTGAAACAATCGGGAGGTTAAACTCAACCGCAAGGCCGCGCATTTCTTCTGCAATCGCTTTAATGTAAGTGTAAGAATTGATTGATCCTCCCATACCTTTCATTCGACTTGACGCACATATATTTAGATAATCTATAAAGACAATATCAGGGACAAACGACTTTTTTAATTTTAATTCGCCTAGTAAATTTCGAAAGTGTGCTGTATTTGCTTGACCCGTAGGATACTCTTTTACAATTAGTTTACCGTTCGTTCTTTTAGATATATTCGCAACGCGCTCGGCAAAATTATCTTTACTCAATTCAGCAATATCAGAAATGGGTACGTTTAGTAAATTTGCATCAATACGTTCTGCAATTCTTTCTTCTGCCATCTCCATTGTAATATACAATACATTTTTACAGTCTGTTAGTGCTGCGGCAGCTTGGTGACACATAAACAATGATTTACCAACGCCAGTGCCAGCAAGAATAATATTCAAAGTTTTTCTTGGTAGACCACCCTTTGTAATAAGATTAAAATATTCAAGATCAAAAGGCAATCGTTCCTCTTCTTGGTGATAGAATTCATATCTTTCATTAAAGTTTAAGAGATAATCGTGACCAATATTAGTATCAAAAGAAACGCCTAAGGCTTTTGTCAAAATCTCAGGTAGTGCATTTTTAGTAAGGGTTTGATGCTTACCATCAATAATACTAATTGATTCCATAACAGCATTAAATAACGCACGATCTTGGCACCATTTTTCAGTCTGATCTAATAGCCACTCTTGATCTGATTTTTCATCATCAAATAGCTGAGGTATAATATCATGCGCTTGATTATACATTTCTTCATTTAGCAAACCAGATTCATCTAATTCTATTTTAAATGTTTCTGCAGTTGGCAGTTTATTATATTTGCCTACAAATTTGCCAGCTTGATTGAATAGCGTTTTATACACGCCTTCAAAATATTCTGGTTGAACGAAAGGTAATACTTTTCTCATGTATTCCTCATCATTCAGGATATTCTTTAAGATTACTTGTTCAATATTGCTCACTATATTTCCTTTATTGTATAACAAAAATTATACTATATTTCTGATAAAACTTCAATATAAAAAATTTTCTAATGATGTACCATAGTTAATTGATTGATAGACTTTCTTCCAGTATTTGGTGTTCTTACGTCTACCATCCTTCTCATAAATTTTAATTCCTTCTGGAAACTTTGTACGAATATATTCTAGGGCCATATAATGTTCGTCAGTTTGAAAATGATCTTTGGGTTGTTCTTCGTGCATATCAGTCCAAATAACTCTAGACGATTGCATATCTTTTTTGAGTGATCCATTGTCATACATCCATTCTGTAGATTGGCGAGTGTTAATACCCCGTGATAGGCATTCATAGATAAACAGAACATCCTCTGCAACTCTGATAGAAGTAAGGTCCATTTCAGGAAGAACCTCTGATAACATTCTACCATCAATGAATATCATTCCGAATACGCCTTTTGTATCTACATATTCCGTATTGGCTGGTGGTGCCTCTCCTGTAGATAGACCTACAATTCCAATGTCGTATTCATCTAACCATATGTTAAATGTAGAGAATGCTTCTAGTATTTCAGTTTGAGTGGCATCTCGTCTACTAGTTTCCATATTAGACTCTCCAGTCCAGTATTTGGAGTTTCTGCGTCTAATAATTAGGTCATCATCGATGACTGCGTATTTGATTGCACCTGCATGTTCGTGGATAAATTTTCGGGTCCGTGATAGTTGGTAATAATCTCCAACGAAGGACTCTGGTATTTCTAGATATTCTGCCAAGTCATAACGATATAGATGCCGTTCGCCTGGCTCTACAACCATTACGACTCTATTCTGAAGTTCTGTGGGCAGATTATTAAATGTTATCTGATTATCTGCCCTTCGGATAGTAGGAATGTAGATGCGTTCTATCATTCCTCTTCAATCCAGCGTAGTAGACTATTAGCCTCACGGTCTAAAGCTGGATACCAAGCACTTTTAGTTTTCATAGTCATTGCCTGACCAACTAGTTCACAAAATTCTTTATAATCTTCAGCATTACGAAAATGCATCACTACACTTTTATATGTCTTATTTTCTTCTTGGACATAAGTGGGCATTCCAACCCAATGTTTTTCCCAATTATCTCTATTATCTTCTACATCAACAAAATCTGCTAGTGAAGGTGCTTCATGAATAGTTTCGCCTATATGATCCATAAAGTTATCGTATTCACCGCTTTCTTTAACTTCTTTATCGGACATTAAATAAACTCCTGTAATGTATTGGTAATTTCTAATGAACTATCATTATATCCTACATCACGAATTCTGTCAACCTTTTTCTTATTTTCAGTCTTAATTTTTTCGCTATGCCATTCTTCCGCTTCTTTTAATAATGCTTTCTTATTCAAAGGAATATTTGGATCATAAAGTGGACTAGATTCTGCAAAAGCAACCAACTCACGATATTTAGTTAAAATAACTTTTTTATTTTCCCGATGAACAACGTTCATATTTTCTACATCACGAATATTGCCTTGTAGGGAACTATGACATGTATAGCACAAATAAACTTTTCTATTGTCCACAATTCTTTGACGCCAACGAATTTTTCCAGATGCAGTTTTTCCTGCATTATGCGCTAGATTGTCGCAGTAAGAACAACAAGGACGTTCTATTTCTTTACCTTGATTTTCCATAGCATCTTCAATAAAATTACTCATTTTCTCGCTCCATAATTTCTCAGTTTGTATTTCTCATCACTTACAAGTTTTAGTCCGTATTCATTATTACCCGTTTCTGGAACATAATCACCACGAAATTTTAGACGATTTTTCTTGAATGAAGAATAATCTACCCAATGATGCCAACGACCATATCTCCAAGAAATTCTTGCTACGTCAGGGTGCATGTCTACCAGCATCTGGGATTTATTAGCAGTACCAAGACTATTATATCCAGTATCATTTAAATCTTTACCAGTTACAATACTTTTCTGATCTGTATTTTCAGCGTGATAAAATTCTGCAGTATTGCCACCGCTTAATGTTTGTGTTGCAAGTTTACCCTGCATAAAAGCATTGAATTGAATAGTACAGTCTCCGTCTTTTAACACACGCAAGCAAATGTCAGTATCTTCATTATATCTACCACGCCATCTATGCTTACAATCATTTGCAATTAATAAGCATGAATAAATTCTAGTATTTTTCACAAATGCTGGATATTTCTGATTTGGTGCAATGAAGAAACGATATTGAAAACCGGAAATAGGGACGTTTGTATAACGATCCGTAAAATCTTCAGCGGCTTTAAATATTGCACCAGTCTCAACTCTAATACGTTTATTTTCATGTAGTCTGTAAAAATCGGATATATTATCATCAAGAACCCAATGACGTTCAAAACCCAAAGTCATTGAATGATCCCAGCACCAGTTTCTAGCGCGACCAGGTCCGTCACCGTGATTTGAGAACGGTGCTATTAAAAGTGTCACATAGTCTCTAATTGCAAAGTGATCTAAAGCTTTTTCGTAATCGACTTCATCTTGTGGCTCAATTGCAATGTAATGTGGAATTTTCATACGTGAAAGTGATCTGGATGTTACCATCGAATCAGATCGACCTTTAGATATGATATAAACTGGATACTGAGGATTAGTCATTAAATAACCTTTCTTTAATATTTGAAATATTATATAACACTATTTGCCTGAAGTCAATACGCTTCCTTGATCCCTTGCTATAGATTTTTCAATAATGTGTAAGATAACACTTCCAACAGCATCTTGCAAATCTTCATCGTCTGAAGTTAATGTATCATCTGGAGAATAAATTAAACTAAAATTGAATGACAAAGAGTGATCGTCTGTATCGTCCATAGGTTCTTCATTAACTGTAAGGGTTCCGATAGAGACTACAGTTTCAATGTAGTCTCCTGTCAGAAAACGAACATTCCATGCTTCCTCATTATTAGCAGCTGGAACTAATTCATAATCCTTATTTTCAATCATTAAATTTCTCCTTCTAAAATTTCATCTAAATCAATCTCTGTATGATATCCAATAGTATATTGCTTTTTTATAAACTCAGCAAAATCTGTATTTTCGAATACAGGCTTCCAAAAACTTTCCTCAAGTGTAGCACTTTCTCGGACTTTATTTTCGGACATTTCACCAGTTGACATATCTACAATACTATACCAGCCATTACTTGGTTTAGCGACATAACCTCCTGCTAGTCCAACTTCTAACAGACCAGAGTATTCTTGTACCCCACCTTCCCAACTTACAGAAATAGGAATTTTAGATTTTTCTTTGACAAATCTAGATTTTTCGACATTGATAACAAAATCATATCCAGTAATTTCAGTACCTTTTTTATTCTGTCTACGGCCAAGAATCCAAATATTGTTTGCGCTATAGTATATACCAGTTCCTCCAGATACAACGTCCTTAGGAAACAGACCAATTTCTTTATATGTGTGATTAACTGCAATCATAGGAATATTCTTCATTGCAAGATATGGAGTACACATTCTGAATAAGCCTTTAAGTGCTTTCGCTCTTGACATATCAGCTACCGATTTTTCATTAATTGCATCTTCCATTTCTTTCTTAGATGCAAGATTACCGATTGAATCAATGACAACAATACAACGGTCACTACGATCAAGTCCTTCTAATTGTGCGATAAGATCAAATTTTAATTCTTCCACATTTGTAATTGGTGTATGCAAGACACGCGCTGTATCAATATCAAACTGTTCGAAATATGATGCTGGTGAACCAAATTCTGAATCATAGAAAAGCATTACAGCGTCAGGATATTTCTTTAGATATGCAGACGCAATCAATAGTGTAAATGACGTTTTAAAATGCTTAGATGGCCCAGCTAAGACAGTCAAACCAGGAGTAAGACCGCCGTCTACTGATCCAGATAATGCCACATTCATCATCGGCACAGGTGTCGCTACCTGTTCTTTATTATTAAAAAATTTAGACTCAGAAAGAACTTCTGTAGATTTTAACTTTGAGTTCTTTTTGAGTTTGTCCATAATTGACATATAGTTCTCCTATGTTTATATTCTTCTATTATATCATATTCTATAATGATTGTCTAGTCTAAAAATTCTTTTAGTGGATTTGTTTCATCAATTCGTTCTTGACAGATTTTGAAATATTCTTCTGATTTCTCAATACCAATAAAGTCAAAACCCAAATCTTTTGCTGCCATACCAGTAGAGCCGGAACCCATGAATGGATCAAGTACAGTGCCGCCTTTAGGCGTGACAAGCCTCACTAAGTATTTCATTAATTCTTGTGGTTTAACTGTTGGATGTTTGTTGTTCTCGCCACGTTCTTTTTTTGATACTTTTGGGCAATAGAAGAAACGCGCCCAATCTTGATGTAGTCCATCGTGCATTATATTTGCTGGGTATCTGCCTGTCTCTGGTGTAGTTTTATTATCTCCATATATTTTTTTTTCTGTATATTCATTATTTTTATACACTCTTTTTGCACTACCACTAGGTGGTTTTTCACCATCAAGACCCACTCTACAACCATCAATATTGATAGCACCAGTTCTGTGTTTCAACACATTTTTGGCAACAGTACTTTCGGATATTGGTTTTCGCCCAACTGCAATAGGTTCGTGTGCTGGTTTGAGTGCAGTACCCCAACCTTCCCATTCAGAATTTCCTTTTGTAATTCTTGGTGTTCTTCTTTCTTGTTCTTCACCATCTTTCCAATTATTGTAAGTGGATAATTCTTGATTACCATCTGGTGTTTTATAATTACCTAAATCTTCTCTTTTATTACCTAGTGTCTTATCAACATTTTTTCCAATATTGTGAGACTTAGGAAACCCACTACCATACAACCACATCATTTGATCACGAATTTCAAATCCAGCATCCTCAATCGCAACCGCCATTCTATGATAATTGCGTGAAGCAGAAAATGCAAGTAAGTGTCCACCTGGCTTCAATAATTCCCAAGCAAGTCTCCAAGTCTCGGCACGAAATGCAATATCGCCACCGTCCCACTCTTGACCCATGAAACCACCAGCAGACATTCTCGCGTAACCGTCACTACGACCTCTCGCTCTTTCTGAAGTCTTAGTGTTATCGCTCAGAGATGTTTTTCCAAATCTGTCTACGATAGATTGTAGGTGATATGGTGGGTCTGTAACTACCGCATCAACTTGAACGCCTTGGTCAATTAATTTCTGCATTTCTTCAATACAATCGCCATTAATAATCATATATCTTTTACTCGCTTTCTTAAATCACTAGATGAAAATCTGTGGTCTCTTTTGTTATAATATATCTCTATACCGCGTTCCGCGCAAATTTGACGACCAGTGAATGTAGTACTTTTGTATTCTTCGCCTATTATTCTTACATCAATAGGAAACATATTTAAAATATCTTCTAAATCTTGTTCACTTTGATACGGAATAATCTCATCGACATATTTTACACCATATAGTTGTGTGTGACGCTCAACTAAAGTTTGTACTGGTTTATTCTTTTCAGGTCTGTCCATAGAAGGATCTACTTGTAACGCGCAGATTAAATAATCACATTTTGTTCTAGCTTCCCGAAGCATTGCAATATGACCTGCATGTAACAGATCGAAAGTTGAAGCGGTAATTCCTATTTTTGTTTTAATATTTCCCAAGTCTCTTTCCAATCTTTTACTTGATATGATAAATTTTTACCAACACGATCATGTACAGCGAGAGCAATCTCATGATCGTTACCACCTAAATCACATTTATCACCGTAGAAGTGTATTATATCAGATTTCGAAAAGTCTGTCAATATTTGAGATTTATTATTTCCTTTTACTGTAATATCTATGCCTGTTTCACCAGCAACTTTGAATTCAAAGTCAGGAAATAGATTGTGTAATCGCTTTGATATATTAATTCTCTCATTAGTTTGTTTATCCCAAGATATATATTGTTCTCTTTGATTTTTACTTGCATTTCTGCCTACAATGGAAAGATTTATTAAACCAGGTCTTTCTTCAATATGAATGCCTGTTCTAATGGAAAATTCACTATTATTAATCTCACTATTTAGATATCCCCACATGTTATCGGGCAACTTAATACTATTGCTTCTAATATTTTTTCCACGTTTCCAAACGTCATTACCTCCACATTGATAATTACGTTTGGTCATACCCCAAATAACTTCACCAACTTGTTCTCGCGTCTTTTGAATATCACTACCAGTAACAAGATATACATTATTTAATGTACAGAAGTCGAAGAAAAATGAACTAAACTTTTCATCCATTTTTCCACGACTAGGTGTAAGTGTGCCATCAACATCGAAAATGTGGTGTATCATATTCTATTGCCTATCAAATCTTCTAAAGTTTTTAATACTTCTTTACTCTCGTCTTGCAAATTACTTTCTATACACAGTTTAACGCATTGGCGAGTAAAGTCAAGAGAAAACCTATTACCGTCTTTATCCATTCCAGTATTAATCAAATATACATTACAATTATTTGCATGAATTTTTTTCATCAGCAAATCGCTGTATTCTTTCACAGGTCTTGGCATAAATGGTGATCCATAACATGGGCTAAATAATGGTTTGATCTGATTATCACCAGCTTCGGTACCAGGCATCTGACTTGTATAGCCTGTTTCAAAGAATCTTCGTACTGTGTCGCCGCTAATTTTACTGTATGGTGGAAATACACCCTTTGCGTCCATAGTTAAGAAAAATATATTATCTGGATGATCAAATTTCTGAGGACTATGATATGCGTTTTCAACACATGTAATTGGATAACTCAATCTTGCGTTCGGCACACCTGGATTTTCTACAACTAAGCAATCTTCCGATCTTGCTTTTTCAACTGCATCAAAGATTGTTTTGTGTGTTTCAGGTGTAAGTCCTTCACTCTTAGCATAACATCCAGTTTCAATCATGTTTATGCCATGCATATCCCAATAAACTTCATCGTCACTAATCAACGCATAATTTGGATCGCTACTCAACGTAGTTTTACCTGTGCCACTCAAACCAAACATTAAATTAGTAGTTGCATCATATGTGAAAGCACTACAATGCATTGGTAAAATATCATGCCTTGGCAGTTCAAATCCAAGAATACCGAATACACCTTTTTTAATCTCACCGAGAAATGTAGTTCCAGCAATGAACATTGTTTGAGTGTCAAGATTCACATAAATTTTAGGATGTGGCACTTCTAATTCTGTGTTGTGCCAAATTGTCCAATCTGGAACTTCATGTCCAAATCCATTAGGTAGTACGTCAAACATATTTCTAACAAACTGTTCATGGCGTTCATCGTTAGTATGTACAACGAACTTAATATTTGCGGATTTAAATTGTAAGGGTTTTCTATAAACTTTTTCTGTTATCATTCTAGGAAGCATTTTATCTGCAAACAAAAGATAATCATCCATATTACCAATCTTGCAATATTTCGGTCTTTCTTTACATAACTCTGAAGTTGCTTCTCCAAAAAAGTATTTGTTCTCTGGACTACGACCAGTTGGTTCTGTTGTAATGTTAATATTTGTCATTCTACCATCCAATCTTTTCCCATGGCACATCTTTATTGCCAAAATGACCATGTACACAATTTTCACTATACTTGTAGAAGTTGAATAAATCAAATCTATCAATAATTCCTTTTGGAGTCAAATCAATTTCATTTCTAATAAATTTTTCTATTGATCTATTATGACCGTTACTATCAATGTATATACTAGTAGGCTCTTTTACTCCAATTGCATACGATAGTTGAATATTACACCAATCGGCCATTTCATCTGCTACAATATTCTTAGCAAGCCATCGGGCAATGTATGCACCACTTCTATCTACTTTTGTAGGATCTTTTCCACTAAATGCGCCACCACCATGAGGAGCAAAACCCCCATAGGTATCAACAATGATCTTACGTCCAGTGACGCCAGCATCACCATCTGGACCACCGATAACAAAATTACCAGTGGGATTAAGATGCCATTTAGTATTTTCATCAATCAAATCTCCTAATACACTATGGGCTGATTGCTTAGATAATTTTCTTGCAATATCGCATTTGCCTTCATCATGCTGAGTACTTATAACAACTTGATCAATGCGTTTAATATTGCCGTCGCGCCTAGGACCATTATATTCAACACTTACTTGTGCTTTTGCATCTGGACCTAAAATTTGAGATTGGCGCTTTTGTTTATTTAACTCTTTCATGATTTCATGTGAAAAATGAATAGGCGCTGGCATCATACTTTTTGTGTGATTACACGCATATCCAAACATAATGCCTTGATCGCCTGCACCAAAACCATCTGTTCCTAGTGCAATATCATCACTTTGCTCATGAATCTTATCAGTTATAATTACGCTTTTATGATGAAAACCTTCTTGCTCATAACCTATTTCTTTTATAACATTACGAACAATCTCCGCTCTTTTAAGAAAGCCGACGTTATAATTTTTTACTTCACCAGCAATAGTCACGGAATTTGTAGTAACTAAAGTTTCTATCGCAACACGAGTCGTTTCATTACCAGCATGTAGTCCGGCATCTACCAATGCATCTGAGATTTGATCTGCAACTTTATCGGGATGACCTGCGCTAACACTTTCACTCGTAAAAATCATTTATGTCCTACCGTTTCTCTTATAATATCGTTATGATTAAACTCTGCCCAATATAATTCAAACGCAACTCCTGACTCTAGACATTCAAACTGATGATATAGACCAGGTTTTACTTTTGTATAGTCGCCTTCATATAAAATAGTTTCATCAATTAAGTCATAATCTTTCTGCCAGACAGAGACTTTCATCACACCACTTTCAACATAAAAGCCATTCCATTTGTATTCATGTAGATGTTTGCTACAAACTCCTCCCTTATTCATTAAAATTCTATGAAATTCTAATGCACAATTTGCTTCAATCAATTCAGTTTGACCCCAAACTTTTCCAGCAATAGTCATATTTTATCCTCTACTGGCTTTACATATTTGGTCTATATTCTGATTTATGCGACTATTAAATTCTTCTTCGGACTGAGTGAAGAATAGACCTTCACTTAAAGCGCGGCTGAAGCTTGCTGATATATTCCTCTGTTTTGAAAGACGTTCACATGCTTCATCCGTAGAGTATCCGCCGCTTAAAGAAACTATACTATCAACATTGTAGTGCTTTGTCAACTCATAATACAAATCATCTTGTTCTGGTGGAGTTAGCTTTAACATAGTAAAAAGTCTAACCAAACCCAAAGTATTATTATCTGAGTGAAATGTATCTAACTTATTTCTAAGTTGAACATGCATTTTCCATTCAATTTCTGCTTTATCTGGAGAATCGATAGGAACTTCTGGTTCAATAATAGGCATAAGAAATCCTTCAGCAATTTCTTTAGCAAGTTTAAATTGTTGATTTAGTACAGGTGCTATCATATCAACACTATGGACAATACTTCGCATTTTTGTGCCAGTACAGCCATGTTTAGTTGCGAACTGAATCATCTCAGCTATATCAAAATCTTTAAGAGTTCCGTCTGGATTACAACCACTATCAACTTTCAAATAGATAGGAATTTTCTTTTCGTGTAGAATTGAAGCCATTCCTCTATCCAAAGTATCTTTGTACAGAATTGCTCCTTTTATATTTTCTGAAGTAAATTTAGGACTATTTACCATACGCATACGCATTGCATGGACTTTTTCCATTTTATCATCTTCAGTATATTCTTGTCCGTAGCGTTCTAAAACTCCACCTGTTGATCCACCGCTGTGGTCCATTGCTGCAATAAAAGTCATTCAAATCTCCTTATACATTTCTATATGCGTATTCTATGGCTCTATCAGCTTCCACATTTAAAGGTCGCTTTTCATATCTTCTAGAACTTTCATTATCTAATTCTCTAACCAATTGTTCTATCTCAAATGCAGTTATAGGATACTCTTTCTTGATAGCGTTCATGGCAGTAGAAACCATAATTTTATAGATCATTGCATATCTTCCACTGTTATCTATGTTTGAAATATCAAACCATTCTTTAACATGTTTTTTATTTACAAACGGACAATCTTTGTAGCTAGACCAATAAATTTCTGTATTTTTCTGTTGATTCTTTCTATATTGAATAACTTTATCTATAGTGTTTTTAGGCAATCTATCCATAAAAGATGACCCAACTTTTTCTTTATAAGGATGTTTTGATATTATATCGTTAGCATTCATATCAATACCAGAAGTGTTATTGAATATAAAGTTATTAGCACCATCATAATTCGCAGGAATATAATACATTCTAGATAGGTCTTTAGTCTGCCCATCTCCTATTTCTCCTAGCTCTTTGTTTAGCGCGAACCAAAAGTGTTTTATTTTAGATGTATCAATCGATTTTGTGAGTGGAAACACAAGTCGGAACTTCGGATGATCGATTGAACTACTTGCGGTACTATAACAAACATAATTATAGTAACCAAACCGATCAAAAAGTTCACTCTCTAATTTTCCTTTAAAGACATGATCATCAACATCAACAGCAGCCCAACTTGACCAATCCAAAACATTCGCGTTTGCCCTAGTCGTATCAGAAACGTAACTAGCTGGAGATATAAGTTGTGCATCATGCTTTCCTTTTCTAGGTATTTTAGATAGATCAAATAAAAATTTAGTGTAATCTTCCCACCGCGAGAAGTGCATCTTGCGGTGAGTTTTGTTATCATATAAATTTTTGAATATAGTAAGACTATACACTTACAAATCCGCTTCCTTTACAAAGATGCCTTCAACCATTCGACCTTTACGATCTTTGATATCATTATAGGCAACAGTTAAGCATTCGTTCATACTAATATCATTACGCACCATGATATTTATCATAACAACCATCATATCGCCAAGATCATCTCTAATGTCATTACCCTTACATACACTATCAGACAACTCGCCCAACTCTTGCATTAGCTTTAGTACTTGATCTTTATCAGTAGAACCTTCAATTAAATTTCTATTTTGATGCCAATCTTTAATTTTATTGATTAGTGCCATCACAGGAAAGTCGTGTGTTTTGATTTTTTTAGTAGTCATGCTTTACCCTTTATTTTTGATAATATTACTATAGTAAAGTAATTAGCTTTTGTCAACCAAAAAAATCTTCTAGTGTAGATTTTTCTTCGACAGACCATCCGACAGCATCAAGTATAGGTTCAATGGGATCAAGAAAGGTTTTAGAAAATTGTGTTTCATAATCAATATATCTAGCTAAATTCATTTCTGGAGGAATGTAATCAGGAAAAGATATAACGTTTTGTCTAATTGGATTAGGCATTTTAAGATAGCTGAATAAAACTTTTTCACCATTTTGTATAGGAGTATATTTTTTATCTAATGCTTTGTCTTTTATTTGATCATTATATAAGAGTGCGCCTCTAACATGAATGGGAGTGCCCTTCTTAAATATAGTCTTTCGATCTGAATACTTTTTCACTTCACTGCAGCCTCTAGGAAAAGATACTGCTTCAGGTGGTAAAGATTTAAACTCACTCTTAAAATCATTGATAAACTTTCTAGTATCTATTTCTGAACCAGAAATAATAATCTTGAAAACTTGCAAGAATTTATCACGAACAACTTGAGGTGTTGAAGATTTTATAGCTTCAATACCCATGATTTTTAGTTTTGGTTCTTTATATTGAACACCTTCGTTATTATGCACATTCAAAATATAACGCTTCTTTGCCATCCAAATTCCACGATCCGCAATTGCTTCACGTTCCATAATCATACGATTTGTATATGCGTTCATTTGTCTAAAGAGATTGTCATAGCCTTTCTGAAGTACAGCTTCAAAATGCTCTGCACAAATTTTATCAAGTGCTTTTACTGGATCTTTAGGTGCTAATTTTTTGATGAATGGACCGAAGTTAATATAGAGAGAGTCTGTATCCATCGCAATAACATAATCAACATTATCTGTTTTTAAAATCTCATTCATTTCATCATTGATACAGCGTTCTGCCCATTGAATAGATAATTGACCTGAGAGTGTAATACCTTCAGCAATCCGTTGGTCGAAGTAACGAAAATGTTGATTACCAATAGCGCCATATAATGAGTTTAGTAGAATTTTAATTGCCATCTGTCTGTTTTCAAGTTGATTGATTTCTCTTGAAAGTGCATCTGATGGATTGTCTGCGTGTTTCTGCATTGCTGCCAACATAGCTTTTTTAGTCGTTTTTCTCTCTAACATATAATCAGAAATAAGCTTAGGCAAAATACCCTGCTTTTCTTTACTGAATGTAACTCCGTTTGCGGCAATAGATAAATCTTTATTAACTCTGGGAGTATTATTCATATAATGATTAACGCCAGATTCATGTCGTTCATCAGGATCAACAACTAGCGTTTCAGGTGACATATTATATTGCACAATTAAATTTGGATATAGTGAGTTCAAATCAAAAGAAACAACCCAATCATGTGCACCGATATGTGGATCTTTTACATAGCCACCAGGATATGGAGTCTTATGTTTATCTTCTTTTGGAGGAATAACTATTTTCTTTTGGTTTAATTCACGATGAATGATAGAGTCCCATATGGCAGTAGTGCCCATAGTCGTATCATAATTTACGCCACCGCGATATGCCATTGTTAATGCAAGAGTAATCAAGTCCATTTTTTCGTCTATTTTACCGACTAGCCAAACATCTTTTATGTTATAATCAATGAATAACTGATGGTCATTTTTATAAAGAGTATGCAGATTGCCATGTTCTTCATATGATAATTTCTTTTCACCAAGTACAACATTAGCAATATGATCTAACTTATAAGATGCTTGATTACCATAAGAGTAACCAAACTTTTTAAACAATTCGATATAATCAAGTTGTGATATGCCAGTAATTTCATAACTTTTCATAACACGACCTTGAATAGTAATATTTCTTTCACTAACAAGACCCCAAGGTGAGAATTTGTTAGAAACTTCTGTGCCAGCCAACTTAGCGACACGATTAATCAAGTACGGCATATCAAAGTTTTTGATGTACCATCCAGTAATAACGTCTGGAGTATTCTTTGTCCAGTATTCCATAAACTTAGCAAGCAATTCTGTCTCACTATTACATTTACGATATTGAACTAATATGTCTTTATTTTCTCGCTTTTCAACATCAAAGTCTCCAAGACCCCAAACATGATAAACTTCACTGGTCGAACTTTTAAGACAAATTGAAATTACTGGATAATTGGCAGTTTCAGGTTCTGGAAAGCCATCATCTGAAGCAACTTCGATATCAAGATTAGCTATATTTACAGTATTACGATTAAACTGAATATCTTTAGGAAATGCGCTTGCGATAAATTGCTGCATATAATTTGTATTGCCATATATTTTCACATTGTCCATATCTTTATACGTTTCTAGCCATTCTTTGGCATCACGCATAGAATTAAAATCTACTGGCTGCAAAGATAAACCATCAAGTGATTTCCAAGCAGTATTTTTATCTTTACTTCTTACAAATAGAGTGGGTTTAAATTTAATTTTTTTCTCGACTCTTACACCGTGGTCATTATAACCACGGTATAAAAGTGTGTTGCCATATCGCGCAACGTTTGTGTAAAATGCTTTCAAGTATAAACTCCTATGTTTGGAGTAAGTATAACATTATATATAGATTTCGTCAATCTTTCTTTGACACAAAAGAGTACATTTCTTTAGCTTTTGCCATCAAATCTTCTGTAGAATAAATTTGGTATGCTTCTTTAACTTCATCCATTGTCTTTTGACCTTGCTCATGCATATCATTTGCAAGTTGAATATTCATGGACCATTGTTGGTCCATATAGTCTTTTGCCATCGCTAACATATCAGCGCGAATTTCAAAGGGATTTTTGTGTGCCATTGTGTGTATTCCTTTTTAAAGTTGAGTCAGAAGTTTTTTTAGTTTCTTTTTAGATTTGCCCGATGTTTTGGTTTTAGCAATAGCATCTTTATTTGAGGTATCATCTCCCACAACTACAAGCCCAATCATGCCCATAGCTTTATGTGGAGTACACCAGTAATAATAAATGCCTGGAGTATCAAAAGTCATAGAAAATTCTTTATTCATTTTTGATTTTCTCGGTAGTTTTACTCCATCAGGACCTGCACGAAATTCTACGTTATGTCCTTTTTTTGCTGGTAGCCAAGTGACAGTATCACCAACATCAATTCTGGCAATATCTACACTGTAAGCCATTTTTTCTCCATCGGCTCTCTTGTTTAACATATCGATTGCTACATCTTCTGCCCAAGCAGAAGTAGTAAATGCCAACATCATTGCAAGTACTATTAGAATTTTATCCATATATTTCTCCATTAATTATGTTCGCCATTGTTTTGGCGTCCGTTGTATCCATCAATTCTGTCAAAAACTTTAGGCTTTCGCTTTGCGGTTTCAAACGTACCAACAGTAATTACAATCGCCGCAAGTAAAAGGGTGTGTGCGATTGCGTTAATTCCCCAGAACATTATGCTTCCTAAATACATAGAGCATACAGATACCCACATCCATGCAAGAATTTGCATAATTAAATGGCGTACCTGTAAGTTAGGAATGTTTTTTAGTGGACTTATATTTGAATCCATTACACTGTTCCAAGTGTCAAAAATATGTTGTCTCATTTTAATCTCCATAATTTGTGTGTGTGAAAGAAGGGCAATGATGCCCTTCCTTTTTTTATACTGGAAGTCTAAACCAAAAATACTTTAGTATTTGTAGATATATTTTCCATTTCATCATAAAATCGTATACAATCAAATCCATCCACGGAGGTTTTCATTCATGGATGATTTTTCCCACGCCTTCATTCTTCTTTCAAGATCACATAAGTCTTTTGCTTCTGCAAAATATTCATCTCTTTCTTCTACCATCGTTTTAGGTTTACTACTTTGAACGAAATTTTTGATCCATTTAATCATTTAAATTCCTCCAAAGTTCTTCTATTCAATTCGACCAGTATTTCATGATCGGACATATATGGATATTCTATTCTAAAATATTTAACCAAATCTGCATTTGCAGAACACTGTCTTGAAAATTGAATAGATTTTACTAAAGATGATAAAAGATCAAACAGTCCTGTTAGACCTCTCGTTAAGAAGTTGTGACTTGTTAGTATATGTTGCATTTGAGTTTTCCTCGTTTTTTCCAATTGAAATTTTACGAGGACGCATTTCTTCTGGTATTTCATACTTCAATTCTACTGCAAGTATGCCATCCTGAATATCTGCTCCGTTTACTTGAACGTGTTCAGACAATCGAAAAGTACGTTTAAACTTCTTGGTACTAATACCTCGATGAATAAAGTCTCTTCCTTTGCTAACGTGTTCTCCAGTTATCATCAAAGTTCTATCTTTAACTTCTATTGATAATTCATCTTTTGAAAAGCCTGCAACTGCAAGTTCAATAAGATATTCATGCTCACTCGCCTTAATAATATTGTGAGGTGGATAGTGGTCAGATGCATGACGAACTGTGTGTTCCATTTCGTTAAACAAATGATCGAATCCCACAAAAGATGATCGTGGAAATAGTGTTTGAATGCCTGTCATTTTGGGTTCTCCTCTTCCAAGCAAGAATGTTCTGGGACCAGATTATTCTGCATCCCGCCGTCATTGGACAACCTCTACAAGTTGTCTCTGTAGTATATATGTATTATTATAGTCTATTTCAAGAGCAATGTCAAGATTTATTTAAAATTTTATTCGCATATTAGCGTTTATTCTAGAAATCTCTATTGCCAAATCTTGATTCTTGTCGTGCATTTCAATCTCTTTGCCGAGTTTCGTTTCAATCCAATCCTCGGCTTTGTCCCATTCAAATCGAACACCAGAACGCATATCATTTCTCATTTCATGGGTCATATGTACTTGTCTTATTTTATAATTATTGACAATTACCTCGTCCCATTGTCCAGCTGGCATCTGATCTGCATTATAATGACTTTGTATCTTTTTGGCAAGTGCTTTAGCATTTTTCTTATATGTTTTTGTCGCGGCTTCAATATAACCTTTGATAATATCAGCAAGTTCTCCGCTTCTGTTTTTATGCTTTAATTCGGCAGGCAGAAGTTGCCAATACATAGTCAGACTTTCGCCTTTATTATTAGGTTTTTTACCCCAAACTCTTTCAATAGCACTTATCACATATTTTTCCATATCAGCAGGCATGGTTCCCAGATCCTTTAGATTGACCTTGGTATTTTCAAATTTATCTGTGTATGTATCAGAGCGAGCCAACTCATACATTTCATACCAACGTCTGCCCGAATTGTCGGGTTCTGATCCAATATCACCAGAGAATGATCCTAACAAATCAGCTTCCAATTCATAGATAACTTGAGCACCACTAGTGGCGACACCTCTAGCAAGACTCGTAGCAGACATATTCAAAAATGCGGAAATGCCACGCTTTTTGTTCTCGCCTTTAAACATCGTTTTATGAAACTGTTGAGCTGCAATATGCCAGCAAGTTATTCTTGGAGGAGTAGGAGTAATCTGTTTCATTTGTGCTGAGGACATAGGCATCCAAAAATTTGCAATGCCTTCGTTATCACTTTTTTTGACATCAAAAAGCTTTTGTGATAAACTACTTTTGCCATGCAATTCTGATAGATAAGATTTAAAATTTTGCATTTATTTTGCTTTCCTTGTCAATATATAAAGCGATAATTCATCTAAATCTAATTCTTCAATTTTAAAGCCCATTTTAGTAGCAAATCGTTTTACTAATTTACTGTATAATTTGTTTCTACTTCCAGTTTCGCCATCTTCGGCAGATTTAGATGCTGTAAAACTTGCGACTCTTATTTGTGGATTTTTCTCTATAAATTCTTTTATATGGTTTATTACTGCGCCAAATATTTGCATTTGGTCACCTTTACCAGTAACAGACATATCACCGCCAACACTGAATACAATATTAACGTCAGATTTTTCAGGAATATTTTTAGCTTGTGACCAATTGTAAATCATTTCTACAAATTGTTTACCTATTCGACCGAGATATTTTTCAGTTTCAGGTCTTGTGCTAGTTTGCTTCCACTGAATTTTAGTGTTGAAGGCTTCGCCTAAATGCGATTTAAAACTTATCATTTCTTTCTCCACATTTCGTCAAGATAATGGTAATCTTCGGTACTTAAAAAACGCGACATAGTTTTCATTATTTTTTAGAGCGCGTAGTTGTAGAATTTATATGTTTTTGCAAACGCATTGAACTAGACCACTCAACAACCTCTATGCCCTTACTTTTGGCATCTTCCATCGCATCCGTAACATCAGACCACAATCCATTTGCAAATGCCGCTGCGGAGAGTAACACATGCAGCTTTTTTACTTTATATTGATTGACAATAATTTCGTCCCAATGAGCATTGTCTAACTGATCGACATATTGTTTTCTCAATGCGGCTGCAATTTGTTTTGCATTTTTAGAATAAGATTTATTGACTGTATCAATATAACCCTTGATAATATTACCCATCTCTTTTTTTGCACCTGCGTCTGAAGAACCATGCTTATCTTCTAAGTGTCGTGAAACATCTACCCAATCAGCACGAAGTCCTCTTTTGGTATGTCCATCTAAATTGCCCACTACATTTCTCACATATTTTTCTATATCTTTAGGCAAACTACCCAAGTCGTTTTTCTCAAGTGGTCGGTGTAAATCGTTGATATGAGGGAAATCAGAAGTGTTATGAAATCCGGTGTCTAATAATGATTGCAATGTTACCCATCTTCTACCCGTCTTATCTACAGCGGACCTTACATCTGTTTCAAACGAACCTAAAAGATTAGCATCTAATTCATAGATAAATCCGCCACCGGACGCAACACCCCTCTCTATAGCGAAGAAATTGTCCGATTTCATTTTTCTAAATCCAGACAGTCCAGACTTTTTGTTTTGTCCTGCTATTACTTTATAATGATTACTTTCGCCAGTAACATGAAAGACAGACCCTCTAATTTCAGTTGGCATCACTCTTTTTATGTTTGCATTACCCATCGGTATTTTAAATGACATTATTTCGCCATCTTTGCCACCGAAGAGGGGCATATTAAAAAGGTGATGAGACAAACTTCCCCGTCCAAAGAGTTCGTCTAATTGAATATATTGATGAAATGTTTTCATTTCCTATTTCTCAATCTTGGTTCTCTACGGTTGTATTTTACTGTGACTGACGATAAATTTTTCAAGTCATTGTTGAGAGGATTATTATCTTTATGGTGAATATCACGACCATCACCATCTTCTGCCATACCCGCTCTGACTGCCGCGCGTCTAGCTCTTTTTCTAGCAGCATTTCTAGCCATCTGCTTAGGAGTACCAAGATAGTTTTCACGCTCTTTCTTGTAGTCTCTTTCACCTATGTATTCTATAAAACTTTTCATTCTACCATTTTTCCTTGTCGGCCCAGTAAGCCGCGCTCATTTTACCCTTAGCAATATTTTTTCCATGGCGCGCTTTAAAAGATTTACGCTTTGCTTTCATTTTATCAGATTCGCCAGCCTTAGGATCTCCAGCAGTAGACGCACCCTGTTCACCAAATCTAATAGTTTTAATCTTGTCGCCCTGTTTCGCAACCACAATATGTGATTTCTTTGAATGACTT